TATTCAGCTGGTTCAACTGCATATTGGAGAAAGTTCCTTGCAACTAACTCAAAATACATCTATGGTGGTAGTGCTCCTACTATCGTTGCAACTGGATTTGTTGGTGGAACTGCTACTAATGTAGGTAATGTTAGTTCTAATAATGGTTGGGACCAGATTGCAAATGGTACAGATTCTACGTTTGTATCTTTTGGTGGTTGTGGAGTATTTACTGCCTCATTAACAGGAGGTAAAAACTACGGTGGTGGGACTGATTATGTTACGTCAGGTGCACTGACTGCTACTCCTGGTAATCTATCATCTGGTTATACATTATTTGAGAATACAGAAGAAATCGAAGTTGATTTCATTCTTATGGGTGCTGCATTCCATGATTCTGGAGATGTTAATCAACCATTTACAGCTTCTCAATCAGTTGCTCAAAAAGTAATTCAAGTTGCAGAAACCAGAAAAGATGCAGTTGCATTTGTTTCACCACATCGTCAGTGCTTCTTAAATGATACTGTATCGGGCACAGTCACAGTGAATAATATAGACACTATGACTGATAATGTTGTTGGATACTATGGACCAATCACATCATCAACATATGCTGTTTTTGATAGTGGTTATAAGTACATGTTTGATAGGTTTAATAACACATTCCGATATGTTCCATTAAATGGTGATATTGCAGGAACTTGTGCTAGAACTGATATCGAACAGTTCCCTTGGTTCTCACCTGCAGGTACTGCAAGAGGTGCTATACTTAATGCAGTGAAACTTATCTATAATCCTGGTAGGAAACAGAGAGACATTCTATACTCAAATAGAATTAACCCTGTAATTCTTTCACCTGGTGCTGGTATTATTCTCTTTGGAGATAAGACTGGATTCGGTAAATCATCAGCATTTGATAGAATCAACGTTCGTAGATTGTTCATCTTTTTAGAAGATGCTATTTCAGCAGCGGCTAAAGATCAACTCTTTGAGTTCAACGATGAACTAACAAGAACAAACTTCGTAAATATTATTGAACCATTCTTGAGAGAGGTTCAATCCAACAGAGGTATATTTGACTTTGTTGTGGTTTGCGATGAAACAAATAACACTGCAGCAGTCATTGACAGAAATGAATTTGTTGCTGACATCTTTATCAAACCAGCAAGATCAATTAACTTCATTGGTCTTACCTTCGTCGCCACCAGAACTGGTGTTGCATTTGAAGAAGTAATTGGTTCCGTTTAATTAACAGAGGTTTAATCAACTATGGCTAGTAGAAATCAGATCAATCCACCACCATTAAGGACGATCTCCGACTTTAAAACAAAGTTGACAGGTGGCGGTGCTCGTGCTAATCTGTTTGAAGTTGTCCTCACATTTCCTGATGCTGCTCAACCAGCACAGGATGTTCTTGATAAATCAAGATTTTTAGTTAAAGGGGCACGACTTCCAGCATCTAATATCGCACAAATTGAAGTTCCTTTCCGTGGAAGGGTTCTTAAAATTGCAGGTGACAGAACGTTCGATTCATGGACAGTTACAGTTATCAACGATACAGACTTTGCAATAAGGTCAGCGTTTGAAAACTGGATGAATACAATCAACAAACTAAGTGATAACACTGGTTTAGTAAATCCAGCAGATTATCAGGCAGATGCATTTGTATTCCAACTTGACCGTGATGGACAAAGTATCAGAAAATATCGTTTCTATGATACATTCCCAACACAGGTCGGTCCTATTGAACTTTCATACGACGCTCAAGGCATTCAGGAATTCACTGTTGAACTTCAGGTTCAGTACATTGAAATCTTGAAAGGAGACAGTCCAGTTTCAGGCGGTGTGAACATCAGCTAAATAGAACATAATAACAGTTCAATTAAAATAATATAATGGCAAAACTTTTCGGTTTTTCAATTGAGGATACAGAGAAGCAATCCGCTTCAATTATCAGCCCTGTTCCCAAGAACAATGAGGATGGGGTTGATAATTATATTGCAAGTGGATTTTATGGTCAATATGTAGATATTGAAGGTGCATATCGTAACGAACACGAGTTAATTAAGAGATATCGAGAGATGGCATTACATCCCGAAGTGGATAATGCAATCGAAGATGTTGTTAATGAGGCAATCGTCACAGATTTATATGACTCACCTGTTGAGGTTGAGTTGTCAAATCTTAATGCCAGTGAAGGTATTAAGAAAAAAATTAGAGAAGAGTTTAGATATTTAAAAGAGATAATGGACTTTGATAAAAAGTCTCATGAAATTTTTCGTAACTGGTATATTGATGGAAGATTATATTATCTTAAAGTAATTGATTTAAAAAATCCACAAGAAGGAATACAGGATCTAAGGTATATTGATCCGATGAAATTGAAATATATTCGTCAAGAAAAGAAAACACAAAATGATGTTAATTCAAGATTAAGACCAGAAAATCAATCTGTTCCAAATCCACAGTTTGACGAATACTATCTCTACACTACAAAACCTAACTTTCCAACAGGAATGATTTCACAGGCAGGTAAAAATTCTGTCAAGATATCAAAGGATTCAATTACATATTGCACATCAGGATTAGTAGATCGTAACAAGAACAGAGTTCTTTCTTATTTGCAAAAAGCAATCAAGGCACTGAATCAATTAAGAATGATTGAGGATAGTCTTGTAATTTATCGCTTATCAAGAGCACCCGAAAGAAGAATATTTTATATTGATGTAGGTAATCTACCAAAGGTAAAGGCAGAACAATACCTTAAAGAGGTAATGAATCGTTATCGAAATAAGTTAGTGTATAATGCACAAACTGGTGAAATACGTGATGACCGTAAATTTATGTCGATGATGGAGGACTTTTGGTTGCCTCGTCGTGAAGGTGGTCGTGGAACTGAAATCACAACTTTACCTGGTGGGCAAAACTTGGGTGAATTGCAGGATATTGAATACTTCCAAAGAAAATTATATCGTGCATTAGGTGTTCCAGAATCACGCATCGGTGGTGATACAGGTTTTAACTTGGGTCGTTCATCTGAGATATTAAGAGATGAGTTAAGATTTTCCAAATTTGTAGGACGTTTGAGAAAACGTTTTGCAAACATGTTCAATGATATGCTCCGTACACAATTAATTCTTAAGAATATTGTTACTCCTGAAGACTGGGAGCAAATGGAAGATCATATTCAATTTGATTTCTTATATGATAATCAGTTTGCTGAACTTAAAGAATCAGAGATGCTTCAAAATCGTCTCGGTAATTTAGCACAAATTGAACCTTTTATTGGTAAATATTATTCAACAGAGTATGTTCGCAAAAGAGTATTACAACAGACAGACTCTGAAATTGAAGAAATTGATATGCAGATTGAAGATGAAATTAAAAAAGGTATTCTCCCAAATCCAGCAGAAGTTGATCCGATTACTGGTGAACCATTACCTCAAGGAGATTCTTCAACAGAGACAAATGGAAATGTTCTTGGTAAATCTTTAGAGGATGAAGATGAAGATGATGCAGCTGCACCAATAACAGATGCACAATATCAAAAGGATACAAAAACAGCAGAGTTATAATACAGTATAAATAAGTATATTGCAATAAATTAATCTTATGGAAGATCTTGTGGATTTGATCGCTACTGACGCTAGTGCTAGTGATATTTCTGATAAAATAAAAGAAAGACTATACGCAAAAGCAGCAGAGTATGTAGATGCATCAAGACCAGTTATTGGTGCTGAACTTTTTGGTAATGAGGTGCCTGAAACACCAGAAGCAGAATCTGAACTTGAAGTGGAAGATGAACCTGATTCAAATGAGGAAACAGAATAATGTTGTCTATCAAACCATTAAGTCTCGAACTAGCAATAGGTGAAGCAACTATTACAAATGCAAGGCTTGTTAGACTTGTGAATACTGGTACTACTGAAGTAGTAACGGTTGGTAACGAAATACCATCATCATTTACTATGATTGCCAACACTTCTATTATTATTGAAAAAGATTACGGGGCAGTGATAGGTGCTAGTGCCAGTGTCAAAGGAACCGTAATTGCGTTTACAAATTAAGAACCATGAAACTGATCACAGAAGAAATTTCTCAAGTTAAATTTATCACCGAAAAAATGAAAGGTGGTAGAGGAAAAAAACTTTATATCGAAGGAGTATTCCTACAAGGTGGTATAAAGAATAGAAACGGAAGAATGTATCCTGTTGATATTCTTGAAAAAGAAGTCAATAGATATTGTAAAACTTTTGTGAATCAGGGAAGAGCACTTGGAGAATTGGGACATCCCGAAGGTCCAACTGTTAATTTAGATCGTGTATCTCATAAGATTACTTCTCTTGTAAGAGAGGGTAATAATTTTAGAGGTAAAGCACAATTACTATCAACTCCGATGGGTAAGATTGCTTCATCATTAATTGATGAGGGAGTTAAACTTGGAGTATCTTCTCGTGGTGTTGGATCACTTAGAGAAAGTAGCAATGGATGTAAAATGGTTGGAGAAGATTTCCAACTAGCAACTGCAGCGGATATAGTTGCAGACCCATCAGCTCCAGATGCATTTGTAAATGGAATCATGGAAGGAAAAGAGTGGATTTGGGAAGGCGGTAGTCTTCGTGAAGAACTCGCAGAAAAAACTCAAAAGACAATTAATACACTTGTCGATCAAAATAGATTAGAGGAAAAGAAGTTAAGTCTATTCCAAGATTTTCTAAATAACCTCTAATAATTAAAAATCTATAAATAGGTATAGATTCTTACGAATTCAATCAAAAACTCGGTAACAATTTACACGAAATGGAAAACATCGAAGAAAACCAGGTCACAGCAGGGGCGGGTAAAGCCGATCCTATGATACCATCAGGTGCTCAAGTTGAGGATCTAGGGGGACCTACACCAGAAAACTATCGTCCTGATGACGACTCTGCAAAACTTAAAGATCCAGCAGCGACTCTTAAACAAGTAAAAGATATCGTTAATTCTAAAGCTGGTAAAGCAGAATCCGTAGAACCTGAAGGCGATGTAATCGAAGAAGAAGAAACTACTGAAGCAACTGCTGAAGAAGAAGTTGTAGCAGAAGAAGAAACTTCTGAAGAAGAAGTTGTTGCCGAGGAGGAGACAACGGAAGAAGAAGTCATCGAAGAAGAAGAAACCTATGATGTCGAAGCAGACGTTCAGGCACTTCTCGAAGGCGAAGAACTCTCTGAAGAGTTCCAGAAAAAAGCAACTACTATCTTTGAAGCTGCGATTAAGTCTAAAGTCGGAGCAATTAAAGAAGAATTGCAAGAAGCCTATGCTACTGCACTAGTTGAAGAACTAGATGACATTAAGAAAGGTTTAACAGAAAGAGTTGACTCATACTTAGAGTATGTCTGTGATGAG